GTTGCTGGACTTTTGGGAGTTCCAGCTTTTATTTTGGGAGTTGGAAAATTCGACAAGGTTGAATACAACAATTTTGTAAATACTACAGTCATGAGTATTGCTACAACAATCACACAGACTCTTACAAGAGATTTACTTATTTCAAGTAATCGTTACTTCAAGTTCAACCCACGATCGCTATACTCTTATGACATTACAGAGCTATCTACTGTCGCAAGGCAGATGACTAGTAATGCTGCTATGCGTAGGAATGAGTGGCGTGATTGGGTTGGAATGACTCCTGATCCTGAAATGGATGAAATCATTGTTCTTGAAAACTATTTGCCACAAGGCGAGCTAGGCAATCAGAGCAAATTAAATAAGGAAGGAGGAAATACTGATGCAGAAACGTAAGGCTTATATGCCCACTCAATTTCAAACACGAGAAGAAGCTGACAGCGGTGATTTGATTTTGAGTGGGTACTTTATCAAGTTTGATGAAGTTACTGAATTATGGCCAGGCTACTTTGAGGTAATCAAGCGTGAGGGTGTTGAAAAAGCCATCAAAGGAGCTGACATCAGGGCATTATTTAACCATGATGATAGTTTGGTACTTGGTCGGACTGGTAATGGAACGGTCATTTTGGGAGTTGATGAAATTGGACTTTACGGTGATATTATCATCAACAAAGATGATCCGCAAGCTGTTGGGGCCTATGCTCGTGTTCAGCGTGGTGATGTGATTGGATGTAGCTTTGGTTTTATCCCAATCAAAATCAACACGGAAGAGCAAGCAGATGGTTCGTACCTGGACACTATCCTAGAGCTAGAAATCTTTGAAGTGAGTCCATGTACTTTCCCAGCCTATCCGCAAACGGAAATTGCTGCACGGCAGAAAGATTTTGAAAGTCAACAGCGTGCCAATCGTGAAGCGCTGGATAAGCGCAAAAAAGAAATTAAGGAGAAATTTAACCTATGCACAAATCATTGATTTTAGGCGCTCGTATGCGCAACAAAGCAGACAAAGTGGTAGAGCTTGAAGAATCAATCAAAGAATTGAACAAGCGCTCAGAACTTGAAGCTGCTAAATTGGAACAAGCTGGAAATGATGAAGAAGTTTCAGCAGTTGAAAAGAACCTTGAACAAATCCAGAAAGAATTGGATGAAAAGGAAGCAGAAAAAGAACAACTTGAAAAAGAAATCGAAGATTTGAAAAATCAAGTTGAAGAACTAAATCGTAAAGCACCGACTTACCCAAGTCAAGAAAAACGTGGAGGACAGAAATTGGAACAACGTGACGCAATCGCTAAATACATTCGTACTGGTCAAACTCGTGACATCGTAGGTTTGAAAACTACTGATTCAGGAAGCGCAGCTCTGATTCCTACTGAAGTTTTGAAACCTCATTTTGTCAATAAAACACGTAATCCACTTTTGGATCTTGTGGAACGTGTGAAAGTTAACAGTGGATCTGGTAAATATCCACTTATCAAGAAAACGGATGGTGTAATGGTTTCAACAGAGGAATTGAAATCAAATCCAGAACTTGGAAAACCAGCAATCAGCGAGATTGATTATTCAATCAAGACTTACCGTGGATATGTCCCTGTGTCACAAGAAATGATTGACGACGCTGACTATGACATCATGTCCATTGTTGAAGACGAAGTGTTTAATCAAGGTGAAAACACTGAATTATCATTAGTTGCAGCTGTCCTCAAAAAAGCTACCCAAGCAGATGCGGCTGGATTTGATGGTATTAAAGATATCTACAATAAGAAGCTTAAATCAATTTATAAAGCAAGCATCGTTGTAACTAAGTCAATGTTTGCCGCACTTGACAAGGTGAAGGACAAAGATGGGCGCTACATGCTTCAAACCGATGTAGCTTCACCTACTGGCTATTCATTTGGTGGGAAAACAATCTACAAAGTTGATGATACAGTGTTTGGAGATGAAGGAGATATGAAATTCTTCATCGGTGATGTCACTGAGTTCGTCAAAGAGTTTGACCGTTCTCAAGTATCCGTTAAATGGGTGAACAATGACATCTACGGACAATTGCTTGGGATTTTCATCCGTTTGGATGTGAAGAAAGTAGATGAAGAAGCTGGATTCTTCGGAACATACACTGATGTTGTAGCTTAAGGAGGTAGCGTATGAGCTATAAAGTAATCCGTCCTTTCAAGGACTTGGCTGATCCTGAAAATCATGACTATGCTGTTGGCGATATCTTTCCTCGTGAGGGATATGAGCCCACAGATAGCTTTACCAATGGCCTTTTGACTGGTGCCAACACTGCTGGGTCTATCTTCCTTGAAGTTTTGGGAGAGGATGAACCTAAGAAACCAGATCCTGAAACAAAAGAAGTGAAAGAAGAGCCCGCAGTTGAGCAAGAAGAAACAGTTGAGGAAACTGCTGAAGAGCCTGCTAGGGAAGTTGAGGAGTAAACATGGACGAAGGTCAGCTTTTGGAATTGCTGAAGCTTAAGCTGGGTATTTCAACCCGCTTGAGAGACAAGCCGTTAGAAAAAATCATTTCAAGTGTCATCACTGAATTGACCGATAACCTCGGTATCGAGCTTGTTGGTGAGAGTGCTGACCATGAAATGTTTATCGTTGACTATGCTGCTTATCGCTATGAGGGTGGGGTGGACATGCCACGTCACCTTCAATGGCGACTGCATAATTTACAGATAGCATCAAAGAAAGAGGTCAAGAATGTGGAATCATGAAATCACGCTGATCTCTAAGAAAGTCACAGGTAAGGATAAACTACTACAACCAATCTCTGAAGATGTTGAAGTTACTCTCTTATGTCGCAAAAAGAGGGTTACTCGCTCTGAATTTTATCAAGCGAACCAAGCAGGGCTAAAACCGAGCTTGGTCGTTGAGATTCGAAATTTTGAGTATGAGAATCAGGAGTTTGCGAAATTTGAAGGCAAGCAATATCGTATCTTGAAAACCTATCCTATCGATTCTGAAATTTTAGAGTTGACTTTGTCAGAGGTGTTGAAATGAGTAATGACCTTGCTGATTTGATAGCGAAAGAGCTTGCAGCTTACTCTGATGAGGTTACTGAAGAAGTGGATAAGATTGCAGAGCAAGTGGCTGATGAGACTGTGGATGAGTTGAAAGAGACAAGTCCGAAACGGTACGGAAAGTATCGCAGAAGTTGGAAAAAGAAGAAACTGGCCAATGGCTCTTTTGTTGTATTCAACGCAGTTGCAAGTCTTACTCACATACTTGAGAATGGGCACCTTTCAAGAAATGGTGGTCGTGTCGCTGGTATCGTCCACATCAAGCCCGCTGAAGAAAAAGCAATTCAGAACTTTGAGAAGCGTATCAAGGAGATTGGGAAATGAAGCTATCAGACTTTGCTGCTATTTTGGAACAGGCAAACTTGCCTGTCACTTATCGAGCGTTTAAAACTGGGAACGCTCCTGACCTACCTTACCTGGTCTATTATGAATCGAGTCCAGCCATCAATGCAGCTGACAATATGGTTAATCATCAGATTAAGAGCGTGACGGTTGAGCTGGCTTTTGAGCAGAAGGATGAAGATTTGGAAGAACGTCTGGAAGAGCTGTGGACAACCCATGAGCTCTTTTTCGATGCTCAAGAAGAAACATTTATCGAGACTGAAAGACTCTATGTCAAGTCTTATACAGTCTATCTATACTAAGGAGGAATGACATGACTCAAGAAAATAAAGTAACCTATGGTTTAAAAAATGTTCACGTTGCGCCAATTAAATCAATTGGTGCAGATGGAGTGATTGCTTACGATGAAATTTTCCGCTTTCCTGGAGCAATGGAATTGACATTGGATCCAAAGGGTGAATCAACACCAATCAAAGCAGACGATATCGATTATCACTTTATGAATTCAAACGAAGGGTATGATGGGAAATTCAAAATCTCTCACATTATTGAAATGTTTGCGACTAAGATTTTGGGTGAAATCAAAGATGCTCAGACGGGTGTTTTGACTGAAAAAGCTGATGCAGAATTCACATCATTTGCCTTGATGTTTGAATTTTCAGGGGACAAGAATAAAACACGTCATGTCCTTTACTACTGTTCAGCGAGCCGTCCAGGCAATGGCTCAAAAACCAAAAATGGTACAAACGTCAACGAGCGTGAACTTGGCTTTAAAGCAAGTCCTCGTCCTCTGGATTCAGTTGTTAAACGTTCTATCACATCAGCTGATAATAAGGAAATTTATGACAACTGGTTCAAGAAAGTGTATGAACCTACTGCGGTGGCAGCTTAAGGAGAAAATCTATGCGTAAAATCGTTTTGGTTGGTGATCAGGAGTATGAGCTGGGGACCAATGGCTATACTCCTATCGCCTACAAGCAACAATTTGGGAAAGATTATTTTCAAGATTTGTTCTCAATGTTGAAAAATCAATCATTCATGAATGAATTGAACAAGCTGGAAAATGACAAAGAGTTGACAGCGACTGATATTGACGTTTCGATGTTATCAGATTTTGACATGACCTTTTTCAACCGTCTTTTTTGGACTTTTGCTAAATCTGCAAATCCTCATATCAAGCCTTATGAACAATTCTTCATGGAAATGGAAGTTTTCCCGATTCAGGAAGTTGGACAAGTGCTGATGGAAATGCTGAATGCGAGCATGACGACAAAAAAGCACCAGATGAATCAGAATCAGCTAGCGAAGAAATCTTCACAGTAGAATCCTATTTGTCCTGCTGTAAGGAAACTGGTCTGTCTATCGATGATCTAAAGCACATCTCAATCGGAATGGCTCTAGATTATCAGACGGATTATGTGAATTTACGGAGCGAGGACAAAGGTGGCGAACGGAAAGCCACGCAAGCAGATTTTGACAGTTTTTAAAGAAAAAATGAGTGCTGAGAGAGCGATTCTGAGACCAAGTTCCTTGGTCTGACTGCATTATCAGTGGTAGAACCTATCTCAGCGCTTTTCTATTTTTTTGAGAAAGGAGGAAATATGGCAGGAAATATCAAAGGTATCAAAATTGAAATCGATGGCGACACGCAACCCTTGCAGAAGGCGTTAAAAGCTATTAATAAAGAGTCTGTTAATACTACAAATGAACTAAAACAAATTGATAAGGCTTTAAAGTTTGACACTGGGAACGTTATTTTACTAACCCAAAAACAAGAAGTCTTACAGAAACAAATAGGTATAACCAGAGACAAACTAGAAACTTTAAGACAAGCCCAATCTAAAGTAGATGAGGAATTTAAAAAGGGGAATATTGGTTCTGAACAGTATCGCGCTTTCCAGCGTGAAGTAGAAGTGACTCAAAATGTCCTAAAAGGATATGAGGGAAAGCTTGCTAGTGTCACTCAAGCTCTTGAAGGAAATGGTGATGCAGCCAAGAACAATCAAGCTCAACTAAAAGAATTGCAGAATGAACAAAAATTGCTTGCTAGTGAATCTGAAAAAGTAGTTAGTTCATTTAAACTGCAAGAAAGCCAGATGGGTGTCAATGCTAGCGAAGCAGATAAGTTAGCATTAGCCGAAAAAAAGATTGGCGCACAGTCTGAAATCGTCACTCGTCAAATCGAAAACCTTGAGAAGCAGTTAAGCCTAACTAAAGAACAGTATGGCGAAAACTCAGCCGAAGCTAACAAGATGGAAGCAGAGCTAAATCAAGCTAAGACCGCTTACGCTAATCTTAATCAGGAATTAGGAAAACTTGGTAGTACAGCTAAGAGCAATCAAGCTCAACTAAAAGAATTGCAGAATGAGCAGAGTCAACTTGCTTCAGAGATGACTAAGGTGACAAGCTCATTCAAACTGCAAGAAAGCGCTTTGGGTTCAAATGCTAGTGAAGCCGAGAGAAATGCTCTTGCCCAGAAAAAGATTGGTGCCCAGTCTGAGATTGTAAGTAAACAGATTTCAAATCTAGAACAGCAATTGGAAATCACTAAAAAAGAATTTGGTGAGAACTCCACACAAGCTAACAAGATGGAAGCTGAGCTAAATCAAGCTAAGACTGCTTTTAATCATCTCAATGATGAGATGAAGGGAACAAAGTCTGCTGCTGATAGCACTCAAGAAAGTTTAAGTGAAATCTCAAGAAATTTAAGAGCAGAACTACTTCAACAGTTTAGTGAGAAGTTGAGTGCTATTTCAGAAAAGCTTGTGGAAGTAGGAAAAGAAGCGTTAGAAGCAGCTGCTCAAATGCAAGCTAGTAATGCTCAATTTACTACCGTTTTCGGAGATATGGAAACCCAAGCAAGAGAAGCGTTGAATGCTATTGGTCAGGAAATGGATATTGTCCCAGAGCGATTGCAAGGATCATTCACTCAGATGGCTTCATTTGCCAAAACTTCAGGATTGGATACAGCAGAAGCTTTGGATCTTACTTCTCGTGCAACTAGGGCAGCAGCAGACGGTGCAGCCTTCTATGACAAATCTATTGAGAGCGTGACAGAGAGCTTACAATCTTTTTTGAAGGGAAATTTTGCTAACGATGCGGCTTTGGGGATATCTGCAACAGAAACAACTCGTAATGCGGCAGCAAATAAACTGTATGGCAAATCATTCAAGGACTTGAGCGAAGCGCAGAAGCAACTGACCTTGCTTCAGATGGTCGAAGACGGAAATAAACTCTCAGGAGCTCTTGGACAGGCTGCAAGAGAATCAGACGGCTTAGAAAATGTGATGGGGAATCTGAAACAAGCTGGGACCAATGCATTGTCTGCTATAGGTCAGCCACTTTTAGAAATGATGATTCCAGTGTTTCAAACATTGGCAAGCATTGTGAAGGGTGTGGCTGAGCTGTTCAGTTCGTTACCTGATCCAGTAAAAGATTTCATTGTCATCTTAGGTGTGGTTTTGACAATTGTAGGAGCCTTAGCCCCCATATTCTTAACCTTGCAAGCTGTGTTTATGTCTTCATTTGGTGCAATGATTGCAGCAGCATTACCAATCATTGGAATTATTTCAGGAGTTGTAGTGGCCATAGCAGCGATTGTTGCTATTGTGAAATACCTCTGGGAAACTAACGAAGGTTTTCGTGAAGTCGTTACAACCGTTTGGAATGCGATTCTTGAAGTCATCAACACAGTCGTATCAGAGATTTCTAATTTTGTTATGAGCATCTTTGGGACGGTTGTTACTTGGTGGACGGAGAACCAGGAACTTATCAGGACAAGTGCTGAGACTGTCTGGAATGCTATCTATACGGTTATAAGCACAATTCTGGAAATTTTAGGTCCACTCATTCAAGCTGGTTGGGATAATATCCAACTTGTCATTACAACAGCTTGGGAAATCATCAAGACCGTTGTTGAGACTGCAATAAACGTTGTCCTTGGTATCATTCAAGCAGTTATGCAGATCATTAATGGTGATTGGTCAGGCGCTTGGGAAACTATTAAGGGGGTATTCTCTACTGTATGGCAAGCTATCCAAAGCATTGTCCAGACCATTTTTTCAGCTATCCAGAGCTACATTTCAAATGTTCTAAATGGTATTTCAGGAACTGTATCAAATATCTGGAACGGCATCAAGGATACTGTCTCAAATGTGTTAAATGGTATATCTGGTACAGTATCAAGTGTTTGGGAAGGTATCAAGAGTACCATTTCAGGAGCTATCAATGGTGCAAAAAATGCTGTATCTTCAGCTATTGAAGCTATCAAAGGATTGTTCAACTTCAGCATTAGCTGGCCACATATTCCACTACCGCACTTTCATGTGAGCGGGTCGGCCAATCCATTAGATTGGTTGAGTCAAGGTGTTCCAAGTATTGGAATTGAATGGTACGCCAAAGGCGGTATCATGACGAAACCAACCATTTTTGGAATGAATGGAAATAACATGATGGTTGGCGGTGAAGCTGGGAATGAGGCAGTGTTACCACTCAATGACAAGACACTTGGTGCTATCGGTCGAGGTATTGCTCAGACAATGGGTGGAACTTCACCGACCATCAACATTACTATTAGTGGGAATACTATCAGAGAAGAAGCTGACATTATTCGGATTGCTGATGAGGTAGCGCAGAGGATTGCTGACGAATTGCAACGTAAAACACAATTGAGAGGAGGGTTTGCATGATAAAGCATAATGAGCTTGTGATTGACGGTGTTAGAACATCGTCTTTTCCTTTTAAGGTCATTGTCCATGATTCTCCCTCAATTGTACTGGGAGAGAGCAAGACAGCCCTTTTGGAGCATGGTGGTATCAGTGGAGCAATTGTTCAGACGAACAAGCATAGGGAACTAGTCAAGAAAACTTATACCATTTACTTAGTCAAACCTACTGAAGAACAGATGAATCAATTTATGAGTCTGTTTATCCGTGAAAAGTTCTGGCTAGAGAGTGAGCGAGTCAAAACAACTCGTCTTTGGTGCTATAAGATCAATGTGAGTGACCTTGAAGAAGTGCAACCTGGTCTTTATATGACTAAAGCAACCTTCACTTGTCATCCTACCAAATACTTTAAAGATACCGACACACAGAGATTGACAAGAAGTGGGACTTTGACTGTTCAAGGTTCTGCTCTTGCCTTTCCTAAAATCACAATCGTTGGCCAGAGCGCTGTTGAGACTTCGTTTACAATCGCTGGTCAGGTCATTAGGCTTGAAAGGCTTGCTGAGTCGCTTGTGATGGTCAATAATCCCGATAATCCTAGTTTTAAGACAACAACAGGAAAGCCAGTGAAATGGTCAGGGGATTTTATCACAGTTGATCCAGCTAAAGTGAAGAATGTTGGGGTTGTTCTAGGTCCAGGTATTCAATCACTTGA